TTCACGCATTGTGGTTTCGATTGCGGTTGGTAAATCTGTAATAAAGTTTGGAATAACCTCTGTTGGAATTGCATTAGTTGGAATAAAATTATTAAGTGTTACAGGACCTGTGCCATCAGCATTATTACCAACTCCAAAATTTGTACCATCAAGTTCTAATGCAGTAACAGTTGCCCACAACACCATTTTATCACCAGGTAATGTTGGAGATCCAACTGCAAGCCTATTGGTAGCAGTAAAATATTGTCCAGTTGGTGGAGTAAATTTTACCAGCCCGCCTTGAGCAATATATTTCTTATTGTCACTTGCCTGCGGTCCAACTGGTGCAGGTGCATTGTTCGATACAAACCTAAAAAATCCAGTGGTTTCATTGTTACTTGTGGTACTCTGGCTCCAGTTTAGATTTAATACTGTTAACGAAGGACGTGTGAAGTTTTGATAGTAAAACTCTTGCATTCCTCTACTTGATATTACAGGTTCAACTTGATTAACAATAACATCAGTAATATCATTTTGATCAACAAATGTAAAAGTAAAACTTGGCACAGCAGTATTTTCGTATATCATGCCATCACTAGCAAAAACATTTGTACTTGAATATTTTCCAGTGATATCAACAAGATCCAAGTATCTACTAGTACCAATTGAGCTTCTGTTTACGGCTTTGGACTTGATTATAGTTGAATAAAGTGTATATGGAAAATTATTGTAATCTTCACCGTTTACCATTCTGTTTTGCGTATAAAATCTAGCAGGAGCACGTTGTTTAATATCGTTAATATTTTCTCTATTAGCGGCATTGCTTACTGGTTGTGTCAAAGCACATGTAAAAGTAAGTGTTTCATTCCTACCTGTACGACTTACATAGCCAATCGAGATAGTTACGTTTTGCATCTCATCTTGATTGATAATATAACTTAATCCGTTACTAGCACGTACATAAGTTCTGAAACTGCCAACTGGTATGCTACTAAACACGCCATCGCCAAAGTTTAAATTGATTTGATCATTTGTTCTAGAACTTATTGTAAAGTACCGACGTTGCTCAGGAGTAAGCTCTTCAACTGCACCTGAGTATATGTTTTCAACATATTCCCATTCATTCTCAATATTTCCTTGAGAATTAAGTTGATATAACCAAACATCTTCGTTATTGATTCCTTCGATGTTGACATTTACAACCCTGTTTGATATTCTTTCTCCTAAATTAAAATCTAAATCTTGTAGACTTCCTTGTTTAAATAAAAAGAAAAAGCCAGTGTTTGCACTAGCATAACCTTGTTTATCATTTCTATACAATATGTTAAATGCCCCATTTGGAGCAGGTGAAGGTTCGTATACATATGTTTTGTTTTGAGATGTAGCACATACTGCTTCAAAACCCATTGAAGTTCCGTTTATTGTGCTTGTAAACGGTATCACTGGCAAGAATCCTTGCAGTAGATTTATAGCATATTCGTCTGTTTGGACACCTAGTATAGTTTGTGAATTTGCTGGACGTCCAAAACGCTGACTGTTATCCAAAGCTGCATTTATTATAACTGTGAATTGTTCTAACCAATTTGCATTTGTAGTATCATTCCAATTGATTGTGATATTTGATAAATTGACACCAGTAAAGTCAACTACACCTTCTGTGGTGCTTATGCTTTGTACTTTTAAAAAGCCTGATGCTGCAGTGTTACGCTTTGGTGTGTAACTTACTAGTTCTGCTAGTCGATTGACACTGTCTCTACGTTCAGCAGTGTCGATAAAATTCTCTCTTGTGTTTAGGTCATTTCTAAAACTACCAGCTTGGCCCATAAATGCCATAACATCAAGCAGTGCTATAAATTCACTTGACTCAATATAGTCGTTAAAACTCTCTGGGTAATATAAACGAATGTAGTCTATAAAGCTCTTACGTAGTGTTTCAAAGTCATAACTTTGAAAGTCTGCTTCGCGGTAAGTTTGGTAAATTCTCTTCCAATCCTCAACCCCAAATATACTAGTTTGTCTTGTAGTCTTAGCCATGTGTATTTCCTTACCTAGTATTTATCTACAAAATAAACTACGTAGTTTATACTAGACGTCTGAGTATGCGGCTCGTTGTTGTTGATTGTCAAAGAATACAGTTAATGTATTTGCATCCTGTCCTGCAATGGTTTGTACTTCAAGTTCACATAAAAAACCATTTTCTTGTGCAAAAACATTTATATCTGAAATTTCTATTCTTGGGTCTTGTGCTACAACACGTTGTAGTTCAGTGATTATAGCCTGTGATGTTTGTGCATTTTGTGGTTCGAATATTAGACTCCACATTGTTGTACCAACATCAGGTCTGCCAGGCATTTCGCCTTGCCTTATATTAAGTGCATTCAAGAGGTCAGCTTTAATGAGTTCAAAATCAGTTAGTGTATAATTTTTAAACCTGCCAACTGTGCTATATCCGATTACTGATGTCATAACGTATTTATGTGCTTATTCCAGTGACTTTTTGACTAGCAATCACTGACTGTACTGCTGTATCAATTTCAGTACGAACTACAGTACCAGTTGCTCCTGATGATCCTTTGGTAAACCCTTGTATTTCACTGCTGATTTTTTGTGTAGTAAGATTAACTGCATACTGTCCGCCTTTGACGAGCTCATTCATTTGTCCAGCAGTGATATTTCCGCTTAGTGCCCCATTAAGTGTTTTACCAAGTACTGCACTACCTTGTGTCCATTTTTTGACAGCATCAACTCCAAACTTACTAGCACCACTGACTAAACCAGCCAGATCAGCGTCGTCTTCTAAGCCTGTAACAACACCTGCATTTTGCAAGCCATTAAGTCCTTTGGTGAACAAATCAGTTTTTGTTATGTCTTGTATGGTTTCATTGTTTAGAAAATCACTAACACCATTTATTCCTTGGTTACCGGTCCATACACTTGAACTGCTAAGAACAGTACTGAGGTCACTGGTAGCATCTTTCAAAAAGAAGTCACTGGTACCAGGTTTTAAAAATCCAGCATCTTCTAGTTCAGGTGCACTGAATCCAAATTTACCTACTCCTTTAGAGTTTGATATTTCGTTTGCCTTCTGCTCAACTTGTTTACTAGATTGGGCCAACATACCTGTTACTTTTTCAGGCGGTATTTTACCAACGTTATTAGTTGCATTGGCTTGCTTTTCATAATCGCCCTTTTCGATCTTTTTAATTTCTGTAGTTTCAGTTTTGTTGATTGCTTCTTGTGTTTTTGGCTCCAAAGGCACCGTCGTACTAGTATTGGACAAATTTGTAGTTGTGTTTATTCCTGTGCCTCTTTCAGCATAAGGTTCATGAGTTGGTACTCTTGTGGCAATTGTTTCTATTGCAGATGGTTCGGGTATCCAACCTTGTTGCGGTGAGAACTTTGTATCAGGCAATCTAAGTTTTGGAATTTCTTGAGCCTTGGGCACATCGCCTGCAGATCCACTGTTTAGTTTGATACAACCTGCTTCAAGTGTAAGTGCTGATCCAGCACCCCAACTTCCAGTATTGCTTTTCAACATCATTGAGCTGTCGCTTTTCAATCCAATCATGCTTTTGCTATAGGCCAATAAACTATTTGTACCTGTGAGGTTGAGACCAGCACTTTCCAAACTCATAGAGGTCTTTGCATGCATGTTTATACTGCCAGTTTCACTGTTTATGTTTATATTTTTATCTGCATGCATGTTGATTTCACCAGCACTTCTTATGTTTAAACTATTTGAGGCATAGACATCTATAGTGCCTTCCTTGCCTAGTTCAACCCAACTTTGTCCATTAGCATGCATAATATGTATTGTTTGTCCATCGGGTGTATCGTTCATCATTATCTGATGTCCGCCACTGGTACGCAATCTAATTAAATTGTCTTCGTTGGCCTGACTACCGTCATCCATTACCAAACTATGTCCGCCTTTACGGCCAATTACATTAACTTCATTTGCTTGTAGTGTTGAACTGTTTATTTTTTGTTGTAACTGTGCATCTGTTAATCCACCCGAGTATACTGCCCTCCCAGGAGTACTAATACCAAAGCATGCACTAGGAGATTCACGTTGACTGTTTGATGTTATAGGTCCAAGCAGTGGATCCGCTATTACACCTTGTGCTAACATTTGTCCAGCAAGGACACTATGCACTGGTTTTACTTCTTCAAAAAATCTTGGATTTTCACTTATTGCAGGATTTGAATTATTGATCTCAACCACAGGTAATTTTTTTTTGTTTGCAAACAGAGGACTATTACTATCATCTACGTATTTGTCACTTGCTCCAATTGCTGGTAGCATGTGATTAAGTCCAGGTTCTATTGGCATACCCATATAGTAACCTTTGCTTGGATCCCCATCTACAAAGAAACACAATACTTTTGTTCCTAAGTCTGGTGGTGTTCCCCAAAATCCATAACTTTGATTATTACCTGTAAAACTACCCGGGCCTGTAGGTTGAGGTGCACTTTGTTGCGTAACTCCATAGAAAGGACTTAGGTAACTTACTGTTCGCCAAAGACTTTTATTGTTTTTATCTGAACCAGCTAAATGTGTTATAAAAACTTGCAATCGACCACTGCGTGTTGGATCTACATTATTTGTAACTTCTCCAATAAACGGACCGCTTTCAGCAGGTGTTCCTCCAACATCTTGCTTATAGTTAGATTGGACGCCTCTACTTCTTTGATAGTTTTCACTTGCCATTTATAACCTCTTATCTAAATGCACTTGAATTAGTGCCAGCTCCACCGCCGCCAACTACTTTTGCTCCAGCCTTTACTCTACGATTTGATCTTTCTAAGGAACGTTGCGTTTTCTTTTTCAACAACGATCCTCTAAACCCACTGTTGGTACCAGCGTCATCACTAATTGTGTTGCTTCCTGGTTTAGGCTGTACCGGAGGTTGCCAGTTGTCTGTGTCTGTATCTATAGTTGAGCCTGTGTAATCAACATCGCCGTTGATTCCTGATTCAGCAATTCTTCTTGTTGTTGCATTATTTACTGTTGCACTTGTATAGGGAACAGTTTTACTTGCAGTATTATTCACTGGAGTAGGCCCACTGCTTCTTGTACTTCCAGAGATATAATCAGGAACTTGATTTACACCAGTTGGTGCTGCCTGTTTACGACCTCTAGGATCAAGAAACTCACCACTACCTCTAGACCCTACCGGTGCCGCTGGTTTTTTTGTTGGCCGTACAGTTTCACCTGCGCCGCCAAATGCATCTAATCCTGGTTGCTCTTCAACAACATTCGATTGTGCTTTCTTTTGTTCTGGACTATCAACTGCTGTATCAAATGTTCTAATGGCTCCGTGTAACTTTTGTGTGAACTGTCCGTTTTTGAAATAGTTAAAAATTTCAACACCAGTAAATACTATGCTTTCTTGTGCAATATTTGTTTCGCCAGTAATGCCACTCTTTGATAAGTTTTCTTTAAACACAGGAGTCAGCCCTGTTGCATAATCATAATCAACTACTCGGTTAAAACGTATTTCGTAAAGCACTTCGCTTGCATTACTATTCACACTACCATCTGCTTCAAAACTTCCAAGCGTAACATTGTTGTAAAAAATTTCACTTTGTGTTATAAAATCAGGATCACCTACTATTGTGATTTCACTTTTTGCAACGTCTGCTGGATCATATAATCTTGATGCTAATTCTGCTGCAGGTCTTGTACTTTCTCCTTCACCACCTTGCATACTACTGTTTGGAGCCGTTTCAAAAAATTTCTTTTCTGCAAAACGTGCATCTCCGACTACTGTGGTTGATTCGTCATTTAAACCGTCTTTGCCAATTGACTGTAGGTAGTTACTGTTTACATCAATTTGAAAATCTATTACTTCTGTGTTTTGCCCAGTGAACCAATAGTTGAATATTTTGTGTGCTCCTCTGTACATTGCTGGAGGAAAATATGGACTACGAGGAGTATTGATTTGATATCTACTGATAAAATATTTTATTCTGTAAGCAAAATCATTACGTTTCCTGTCATATCCAATTGGTGTAGCAGTCTGTGTTATTTTATACCATTGCACAGTTTTCACGGGAGGATTTTCAATACGCTTTCCTGTTACTTCATCAAAGGCAACTGTCTGTTGTGCAGTAATATAGGTGCTATTTTTCATCACTTG